TCCAAGCAAAAGCACCAGATTCATTACCATATACAACTACTTTTATTTTCTTTATAGCCATTTTGGGTTTTCTACCATCCACTTGACGCATTTTTCAAGAGATGGTCTTAACTTTATTGGTGGTTCCCAACCAAGTTCTTTTAATTTAGTACCATCAAGTCCGTAGTGCATGTCGTGTCCAGGTCTAAATGAATGAAAGTCCTCAAAAGTATAGCTAGGAGACTTGTGTAAGAACAAACATACCATGTCTGCTATATCTTTAACTGATGCCCACTCACCTGTTATATTGTAGTGTTCTCCTGATTTACCATTCTGCAAGACGAATAATATTCCATCAGCGTGGTTTCTAGCGTGTAACCAGCAACGTGATGATATATCAACTATCATTCCATTCTTGTCCTTCTTACAATGAAGTTTAAGTGGTTCTCCATAAACAGCAGACCTAACTACTCTAGGTAAGAACTTCTCTTTATTCTGTCTCTCACCAAAGTTGTTCATTGTGTTTGTAACCATTATATCCAGTCCGTATGTATTCCAATAAGCGTAACAGAAAGCTTCTGCACCTGCTTTTGATGCTGAATATGGATTAGATGGCTTGAGTGGTTCTCCCTCTTTGTGCATGTGAAGTTTACCATCTTCATAGTAAGCTGGACCAAATACTTCATCTGTTGAGATATACAAGAATCTTGCTTTAGGCATTCTGTGTCTTAAATACTCAAGCATATTTACTGTTCCAAGTACATTTGATTCTGCAAAAGGAATAGGGTCTTCTATAGACCTGTCTACATGACTCTCTGCTCCCATGTGAACTATATAATCAACATCACCTATTAAGTTAGCAGTAATTTCATTTATTGGCGAACGAAAGTCGTGGTGAACTATACTTACCCTGTCTTTCTCCTGTTCCCATATCTCTATATCTTTTATAAAGTTTAAGTTTCCAGCGTAATTTAACCTATCAAGAACTACCACTTCCCAATCAGTGTTCTTCAAAATATGTTCAATCGTGTGGTGACCAATCAGACCAGCACCACCTGTTAAAAGTAATCGTTTCACTTTTTATCCTCCAGCATCTCAGAAACAAAATAAAACTCAGCATCTGGTGGCATCTTCATGAGATTAAGAAGACTCCCATCTAAATCATTAAGCATTGTACTACCAACGTGTCCGTGCAATTTAAGAACATCTAGTTCCGAGTAATGAAACGGTTCATTTACGTTGAAGTTATACCTGTAGAACTTGTTTGGACATAACATATTTGGTTGGTTTCTATCTACTGCACCAAACCATCCCTCTTCGTTCAATACATTTACTACAGCTTCGTTCCATAACCATTGTGGAGCTTTAAATCCTTTAACATAAGGTATGCCGTCTTTCTTGAATACTTCGTCTATAGCTGCTAATGCAAGTCTTGTTGCTGTAGTATCGGCTTTCTCAAACTCGTGTTCAACGTGAGTTAGTCCGTGAGGTATTATCTCTAACCAATCTAGGTTTTCTTTCAGTTTTTTTAGCCCATCTCCTCTAAATATATGACCAGCACCAAATTCATACTCTGCGTGGCAAGGTATAGTAAAAAGTGATACTTTAAGTTTGGGAAAATGCTCCTTTAATGTAAGCAAAAGGTCAAATCTATTGTTGATAAGTGACCAATCGTCAAAATCTAAAACTATTTTCTTAGGCATTTTTCTCTCCAACTGCGAATAAAATAAGTATGTGTTCTATCTCTGGAAGTTTAATAAACTCAACATTAGTAAAACCAGCATCTTCGTAGAACTTCTGAACATCTTGTTGTGTTATAAACCACAAATGTTCGTCTGAAAGTACAGACTCATCATTAGGCGTAGTTACAACAAATCTACCACCTGGTTTAAGTGCGTTATACGCATCTTTGAATAACATTGATGGGTCTTCTAAGTGTTCCATAACCTCACCAGAAAATACAAAGTCAAAGTAATTCTCAGGAACTTTATCAAAACCACCTATACGCTGTTGGAAGAATACACCATCAGGGACTCGAACTTTGTTGTCTTCTATGACTTTAGATGATATATCTACTCCCCAAACCTCAGCCATAGGAAACTTGTCTAGCACTCGTTTAACAAAATTGCCAGGACCACAACCAATATCTAAAACTTTCTCACCTTCTTTGACCATATTTACAGCAGTTGTAAATCTCTTAGATGGGTATATGAAAGAATCTCCATGAGATACTGGGTATTCTAAATCCTCGGTATCATAATCTTTCATATCACTCTTATCTGTGTATATACCATCCCAATATACTTTAGTATTTATGTTTTTATTCTTTGTGCTTTTCATACTTTGTAGACTTTTCGATAACTCTTCTTTCAAAGTAGTCTTTATATTTTTTATGTTGACCATCTGTACCATCCTTGTGTTCAACAAACCAATTTTCTAAGTATCCCATATAGTACCCATGTCTATCTAAATATTGAGAAAGTTCCATATCCTGCACTCCGTGTAAGAACGAATCCTCATCCCATCTAAAATTATCGTAAGCCTTAGCTTCAACGAAGTGACATATACCACCTATGTGTTTTGTGTACCCAAGCAACTCGTCTTTAACTGTCATATAATCTATTCTAGCAGCACCGCCAGGATTATCTCTCAAACCTTCTACATAAAGAGATAATGCAAATCTTGGAAATACCTTGTGTACTTCTATAAGTTTGGCTAACCACCCATCGTTCTTAAAAAACGCATCATTATCTATTTTCATTATAATGTCGTAACCATCATTCTTAATCATATCCAATGCTTGGTTAGACGCTATTGATATACCCATATTCTCGTTATTTAGTTTTAATGTAACCAAACCATTGGGATTTTTAAGTGTCTTTAAATATTCCTGTGTTCCATCTTTAGAGCCGTTATCAATTATGAAGTGGTCAAATGGATAACCAGCAGTTTTATAAAGCGAGTCAAAGCACTCTTTTGTATAATCTAATCTATCGTAAGTAATTGAGAACACAGCAACTTTCAGTGGTTCTTTCTTTCCAAGATAATCTAACCTAACTTCGCAGTCCATAGGACTCCAAGCTGGGAAGTTATCTATAGTATCTTCTACTCTTTGTGACTTAGCTCCTTCGTGTACGTTATAATCTGTTATAACAACTGGCACTCTCTTTAGCTTCTTGCCAGCCTTAGCCATTCTTACCCACAGGTTCCAGTCTATAAACTTCTTAAATCTCTCATCAAAACCACCTAAATCAAATAAAACCTCTCTTTTTAAGAGTACGTCTGACGTATCTATGTAGTTTCTAGCCAAAAGTAGCATTGGTTCGTAGTCTGAATGGACTCCTATACCGTGTGGTTTGCCGTTCATTATTATAAATCTATCACCATAGACACCATCAACATCGTTATTTTCTATTGCACTAACCAAAGCTTGAAGGTGGTCTGGTCTGTATGTATTATCATCATCTAAAAATGCCACATATTGCCCTGTAGAAGCTAGAATGCCTACATTTTTAGGGTGTGTGTCGTTTCCAAAGTTTTCTTCTAACTTAATATACTTAATTCTATCGCTTAACCATCCTTTAACTACATCCTCAGTGGTGTCGTTTGAGCAATCATCAACTATAATTAACTCCCAATCTTCAAAAGTCTGCGTCATAACAGATTCTATAGCTAACTGAAGTCTTTCTGGTCGTTTATATGTAGAAATTATCACACTAACTTTCGGTTTTTCCATTTTATTCCTCCAAAATTGCTAAAACATCACTAAATAAACAGATACGGAGATTTCTACCCCTTGATGTGACCTCTAAACCAGCCATTTTCTTTAATAAAACTATATCTTCTGCATAACACGGTGCTGGAATAGTATTTTTATCTAAAATTAACTCATCACCAACGTCTAAGACTAAAGCTATTTCGTTTGGAATCTCTTCTGAACTTAAAACAATACCAGAAGCTGTCTTTGTTTCCTTCTTTGATAGTATCTCTACGAGTATATACCCTCTTGCTGGTATTATATTATAATCAATGTTACCAGCCTCTAAGAATTTATGTAGTTCATTTTGTGATTTAGACTTTTCCTCTTGTGCCTGTTTCTTTACCCAAGCTGGTTTTTGTTTAGCAATATGCTCAACACGACCTTTTTCCCACTCTGCTAATTGATTGTTGTGTGAAGTTTCCCACTCACGTTCATTTATAAAGGCATCTCCCGCTTCTTTAGCTTCCTTAACATCATCTGAATGCATCTTCTCTTCGTATTTTTTCCACGATGGAGCAACTGTAGGCATTTGCAAATACTATAACACACAAAAGACTCCCCTGCAAGAGAGGAGTCTTTGTTTTTCCTAAGTTAAAACTAGGCAGTTGCTGAAACTGTAGTATTAACATTTACTAGGAACGCTGAGTTCAACACTGCAGAGCCGAAAGAACACTTCCATCCTGCTGTTGATACCTTGTCTGTTGGGTCTGCTGTACCTGCAGTTCCAAAGCCCTTTATGTAGGTCTTTAAGTTCTGTAAGTCTGTGACACCGAACGCATCCTTTCCGAAGAAAGATGTCGTGTACAAGGTAGTAGATGCGATAACTGCTGAACCTGTTGCATAGTGAGAACCTCTTATATATGCATTAGTAGATTGTAAGAATCTTACACCGAGTAATTTTCCTATTTCTCCTTTCATCAGCTTATCTGCATTTCCCTCCGAGTACTTATTAGCATCTATCCAACCACCTGTCGTAGTATCGCCCATTAAGTCGTAAGCTACGTGTGGGTGAATGACTGCTGCGAAAGAGCCATCATCCTGTCTGAAGGCATCATATCCTTCTAAAGCTCTAATAGCTTGTCTAACCTGCGTAATAAGTAGGTTTGCGGCTGCTGGTA